GTAGAACAGATCCAAGGTATTCCACGTAACTACCATGAAGAAGTAATGCTCTTCGGTATGAACGCAGCTCCTGCAATGCCTGATGGCACTCCAGTTAGCTACGATCAAGGTGGTACATTGTACATCACCCGTTTCATCTACCAAATCTATGGCTTGGCATACGCTTTGACCAAAGTTTTGATGGAAGACGGCGATCACATCCGTATCGGCTCAACATTTGCTAAGCACTTAGCTCAGTCAATGATCGAGACCAAAGAAACATTGTGCGCTAACTTGCTCAATTTCGCATTCACAGCCGGCTATGTTGGTGGTGATGGCGTTACATTGATCAACACAGCTCACCCTGTTGCTAACGGTTTAACATACAGCAACCAATTGTCTACAGCTGCAGCTTTGAGCCAAACTTCTGTTGAGCAGATGTTGATTCAGATCCGTTCTGCTATTGACAACAACGGTAAGCGTATCCGTTTGAAGGCAGAGCAGTTAGTTGTTCCACCAGCACTCGAGTTCCAGGCAGAAGTAATTCTGAAGTCTGTTCTCCGTTCTGGTACAGCTGACAACGATTTGAACCCAATCAAATCAACAGGCATGTTGCCTAAAGGTACACACGTGGTTACACGTTTGTCCTCTAGCAAAGCTTGGTGGGTTCAGACTGATGCTGAAAATGGCTTGATGCTCGTAATGCGTCGTCCAATGGAGAAATCTATGGAAGGAGACTTTGAGACTGATAGCATGCGTTACAAAGCAACCGAGCGTTACGCGACCGGTTGGCACGATGCCCGTAACATCTACGGTACAGCTGGTCTGTAATTAGCATTTTGCAACAAAGTAAAACAGCCACTTCACAAGAGTGGCTGTTTTCATTTATAATATCAGTATGTCTAGAGATTTAGAAAACGCAAAACGACTTAAAAAAGAATGGTATGAACGAAACAAAGAGCTTACCAAAGAACGAGCTCGTGCATGGGCTTTAGCTAATCCGGAAAAGAAATATGCAATACATCGCAAAAATCGCGAAAAAGATTTAAAAAATCACAACGCACGAAACAAAACTTGGTTTGCCGAAAACAAAGACAAGCGCGCAGCTTATCAAGGCAAACGCAAAGCAGCACAGCTCCAAAGCACACCAAAATGGCTAACAGAGTCTGACTTTCGTATGATCGAAGCCAAATACTCCTTGGCAGCCATGCTCACGCGCGAGACTGGCACACCTTACCATGTCGACCACATTATTCCCCTACAAGGCAAAAAAGTGTCCGGTTTACATGTGTTTTCTAATCTGCGGGTTATCCCCGGCACAGATAACGTAAAAAAGTCAAATAGCTACCAAATTTAGGGCGGATTTTTTGCCCGATGCGTATTAGTAAGTATAAGGAAGATAATCCCATTCTGACCGCCGACCCTTCCCGGCAGGACTACTTAGAGACAGCTTGGGATACCCACTAAGAAATGGAACAGAACAATGTCAAGCACATTTACACTACCGCTACGTCTTAACACACGTCAGACAACTAGCAACGACGGCACAATTAGCACTCCTAACACTGGCGCCGCAATGATTTCCCAGCAAGTAGCCATCGTTGGCGGTGCTGCAGCGACAATCACAATCCCAGCTGGTTCAATCATCAACTCAATCGACGGCTATTTAAACGTGGTAGGCGCTGCCTCACGTGCTATTAGCATCACATCAAACGGCACAACAACAGCCGTTGCGTCATTGGCAACAACAGCCCTAGGCCGTGTTCCAGCGACATACACAGCGTCTGCCGCTGTTGCTAACCTATTGGCTAACGTTGGCGTTTATGACGTTACCATCACTTTGGCCTCTGAGGCCGCTTCTGCTGGTACATTGTCTGTACAGTACACAGGTCGCAACCAAGACGGCACAATCACTGCTTACGGCTCTGGTTACTCCAATAACTAATAAAGGCGGCGGACCTGTTCCGCCCTCTTTAATTTAGGAGAAATCATGACAACATTAAACGATGTATTTGCATCGCATTTAAACGCAAGTGGACAGGCGTTCACTGGCGCGTCTAGAATTGGCGGCTATCAAATAAAACCCGGCGGAACCGCGGGTCAAATTTTGTTTTATGACAACACTTCTGCAACAGGCACCCCTGTAATTGAAATTGATATAACAACAAACACGGCAATTATTTCTACATTAATACCGGGAACTGGCGTCCGTTTTTCTACGGGTTGTTATGTCACATTGCCAGGAAGTGCCGCTATTACAATTTTTCACGGCTAAAAATGCCGGTTTATCTTGACACCCGCGGCAATTCGGTTCTATCTGTAGCAATCTGCGACAGATGTTCCCGTAAGTTTGCGTACACAGAGCTAATGCCCGATCCAAACTTCCCGGGGATGCGCGTGTGTAAGGACGACAAGGATAACTTTGATCCATGGCGCTTACCCGCCCGTCAGACAGAGAACATTGCGCTACGATTCCCACGCCCAGACGTGTCGGTTGCAACAGGCCCAGTGGGTGGCAATTTACTGAACTCAGGACCGTTTAACGGCAATGAGTTCTTTATTGACCAGACCCAAGAGCAGGCCACAACCGCCGGTGAATCTGGCAACATAACAGAATAATAAAATGGCCAATCAAAGCATAAGTCAACTACCAGTAGCATCGGCGCCGTTAACCGGCAATGAGCTATCGGTCATTGTACAAAATGGCGTGACCAAACAGACAAGTCTGCAAAACGTTGCAAACTTGGGTGGACCTACAGGCCCACAAGGCCCAGTTGGCCCACAAGGTCCTACAGGACCAGCAGCTACAGTTCAGGTACAGTCAACCACAACGACAGCCCCCGGAACTAACGCCAATGTGATCAACATTGGTTCAACAACTGCTGCCTACCTTGAGTTTTTTATTCCCCGTGGCGATGTTGGAGCAACTGGCGCTACAGGCGCAACAGGTGCAACAGGTGCAACCGGTCCTATAGGCCCACAAGGCCCACAGGGTATTCCCGGTGTTGGTGTCCCCACTGGTGGAACAACCGGCCAGATCCTTTACAAAGTAAGCAATACAAACTTTGACACAAGTTGGGAAAGCGTACCCGTTTTAGGTGTACAGTCTTTCCAGACATCTTTATCTGGCCTTACACCAACAACCGCAACCACTGGCGCAGTAACCCTCGCCGGTACGTTGGGTGTAGCAAGCGGCGGGACGGGAGCTGTAACCCTAACTGGCTATTTAAAAGGTAATGGAACCAGCGCAATAACTGGTTCGGCTACGATCCCTACGGCGGATCTCAGTGGCACCATTTCAAATGCCCAGTTGGCAAATAGTTCAATCGCTATTAACGGCAGTCCTATTAGCCTTGGCGGCTCTGTTAACGTTGGATCTGTAACTTCAGTATCCGGCACTGGCTCAGTAAACGGTATCACGCTAACTGGCACAGTGACAAGCACAGGCAGCCTAACATTAGGCGGCACATTAAGTGGAATTGGTAACAGTCAGCTTACAAACAGCGCAATCACTATTAACGGTAACAGTGTAAGTTTAGGTGGCTCAACAACAGTCACAGCAAACACAACAAACGCGTTAACCATTGGCACTGGCCTGTCTGGAACAACTTTTAATGGTTCTACTCCGACTACTATTGCACTAGCAAACACTGCAGTAACACCGGCAACATACGGAAGCGCAACACAGGTTCCAGTCATTGCAATAAACGCGCAGGGGCAGATTACTAGCGCGACAAACACAACAATTACAGCTGGCGGTTTGGGCGCAATCACTGCGGTCAACGGCACAGCTAACCAGATTACAACCAGCCAAGTTGGCTCTGTAGCCACGGTAGCAATTGCAATCAGCCCAATCTTAAAGGGCACTGTAAGCGTATTAGACCCAACAGTAACATCGTTCACACCCTTTGCAAACACCATGCAGGCGTGGGAGGCTAATGTTAACGATTACAGAATTGTATACGCACGTAACGAGAACAATGGATCTGGCGCTTCTGCTGACTTTGTGGCGTACAACGATGCCTCAGATGTAAACTCATACTTTGTTGATATGGGTATCAGTAGCTCTAACTTTACTGACCCGACATATACAGTATTCCCAGCAAACGGCGGGTATTTATACACCGGCGGTGGCTCTACAGGACAAGCCTCAGCGCTGTTACTTGGTACAAGCAACACAGCCAGCGACATTACTTTGTTCACTGGCGGCACACTATTAGCAAATACCCGTGCAACAATCAAGGGTAATACCGGTAACGTTTTAATCGGCACCACGACCGATACAGGATACCAGTTAAATGTTGCTGATACCACTTACTTTGGTGGAGCGTCAACATTTGGCTCTACAGTAACACTAAACGCTAATCCAACATTGGCGTTGCAAGCAGCAACAAAACAGTAC